TATATATTATAACTAGGAAAAGGAGAAAAATTATGGCAAGAACAACTTTTAGCGGACCAGTCGGATCAAAGGGTGGTTTCGAAGTAGTAAACGAAAACGGTGTTAATGAAACACAAATACTTAACAGTGTAAAAGACTCAAAAAGACAATTCTTAAATGAAGTCTTTTTACAAAGAGTATTACCAAATAATGATGTTGCAGAAGATTCTGCAAACAAAGATTTTGAATTAGTAAATACAGGTGGTAATACTCCTATTAGTAGATCTTGTACATTTCCAAAAAATGGTGTTGGTACAGGTATTGTAATTCAGTCATATAATGCTACAGGAGATAATATTGTAGTTGCTCCACATTTAGATGCAGATGCGGCTGGCAGAGAACAATCACAATGGTCAGGTATTAAGTTTGGAACAGGCGACGAAGTTGAATGGGAATGTTCAATATCTATACCTTCAGGTGCAAACCAACCTGCAAAACATTGGGCAGGTTTAAAACTAACTAATGTTAGTTTAATTGCAACTGACTCTACTCAAGCTTATTTTAAATATCAAACAAGTGCAACTCATTTTGTTTATAGCGTTAGTGGTACTGACTATGTTAGTCAATTACCAATTAATTTAAATAAAACAGGCTCTGCTTCAGACCCGAATGGACCTTATCATTTAAGAATTAAAATAGATGCTGCAAGAAAAATATCTATTTTTGTAAATGGTATTCAGTACAATGTAACTACTACAGCAGGAACTTCAGGAACTGCAGTTACTTCAGGCACTGGAACAAGTCTTGCATTAGCTGATAATGTAAATCTTATTCCTTATATTGGATGCGAAACCGAACAGGCTACAAACGTAAGTTTAGGCATACAGTATCAAAGTATAAGTAAGACGGGTGAAGAACAGTTTGAGACACCAGATGGAATTTCACCAGCTTAATAGGTAATAAATAAATTAACTCGGGGCGCCTGGTAATGCAGGCGTCCTTTAAAAGGAGAAAAAATGGCAGACACAGTTTTAAACACAACCGTATTTGACGGTGCAAAAAGATTAATAACTCACTACAATGTAGTAGGTGATGGTACAGGTAACACAACAAAAATAGTTGATGTTTCTGAATTAACAAAAAGCGCATCCACTACTGCAAACGGAAAACCTTGTACAAGAGTTAAATTAGTTAAAGTAGATTTTCATGTTTCAGCGAATAACACACATGCTATTAGATTAGCATGGGACGCTACAACTGACGTTGTATTTCAAACATTAAATGGAGAAATGTCTTATGACTATTCAGTTTTTGGTGGGTTACAAAATACCAATGCGGCTGGAGTTACAGGAGACGTTAATTTAATAATGCCCGCTCACACATCAGGGGATACTGCTACTGTTGTATGTACGTGGCTAAAACAGTACGACTAGGAGTATTAAATGGCTATAGCCACAACTAGTAAATTTGAATCAACTTTTTCTATTGATGAAGTTATAGAAGAATCATACGAAAGACTTGGATTACAAGTTAATTCTGGTTATGATTTAAAAACAGCTAGACGTTCTTTAAACATAATGTTTCAAGAATGGGCTAATCGTGGTCTTCATTACTGGGAAGTTGCAAATAATTCTTTAACGTTAGTAGATGGTCAATCTGAATATACAATGTTTAGAGATCCTTCAGACGGAACATCTGATGCTACAGCTGTTTATGGAGTAGATGATATTTTAGAAGCTGTTTATAGAAACTCACAAAATGTTGATTTTCCACTTACGAAAATAAATAGATCAGCATATCAAGCTTTATCTAATAAAACCGAAAAAGGTTTACCTACTCAATATTGGGTTCAAAGATTTATAGATAAGGTTACAATTACTTTGTATCTAGCTCCTGGTTCAAATGAAGCAGGAAATACTATTAACTATTTTTATGTTAAAAGAATTAAAGACGCTGGTGATTATACAAATGTAGCAGATGTACCTTATCGTTTTGTTCCTTGTATGACTGCAGGTTTAGCTTATTACCTCGCAATTAAAAAAGCACCTGCAAGAATTCAAGAACTAAAACTTCTCTATGAAGATGAACTTCAAAGAGCGCTAAGAGAAGACGGCTCTTCTAGCAGCTCGTTTATAAGTCCGAGAACGTATAATCCAAGTGTCTAATTTATCTTCAGGAAAATATGCAAAATTTATTTCTGATCGTTCAGGATTAGAATTTCCATACTCTGAGATGATGATAGAATGGAATGGTGCTAGGGTTCATTTTTCAGAATACGAAAGAAAACATCCACAGTTAGAACCAAGACCTATAGTAGCTGATCCACAAGGATTAAGAAATGCAAGACCTGCAAGAACGGAGCCAAAAGTAGCTGCTTTATTAACTAGTAATCCTTTTTCTTTTGAAAGTGGCTCTACTACTATGACAGTTTCTATGGCTATTAATAGTCCAAGAGCTGTAGATGATGTAGTTGTTTTTAGAAACGTTTCTTCAATTTCAGGAGCTCCTAGTTTTAATAATTTGTCTTTTATAGTAACTTCAGCTACAACTACTAATTTAACAGTTAATTTAAGTTCTGCTGCAACACAAACAACAAGAGGAGGTGGAGCTATTGCATCAATAGGTCCAGTTACATTAACACCATGACATATGACGAATTAGTAACAAAAATTAGAGATTACACAGAAGTAGACGCAAATGTTTTAACATCTACTATTGTTAATGGTTTTATTCAAGACTCTGAATTTAGATTATTAAGAGATGTAGATTCAGATAATAATAGACGTTATGATACCTCTAATTTAGTAGATGGGCAAAGATTTATAGATATTCCTGCAAATACTTTAGTTATTAGATCTGCTCAAGTTTCAGATGGTACAACTTTCAACGCAGGTACAACAAGAACTTTTTTAGAAAAAAGAGATACTAGTTTTATTTCAGAATTTAATTCTACAGGAGAAGGAGGACAACCTAAATACTACGCAAATTGGGATGAAAATACAATTGCTTTAGCTCCTATTCCTAACAATACTTATGCAATTCAAGTAAATTACATCTTGAAACCAAAAGGTTTATCGAGTAGTAATACAAATACATACTTAAGTGACGAATTTCCAAACGGTCTTTTGTATGCTTGTCTTGTTGAGGCGTACGGATTTTTAAAAGGTCCTGCAGATATGCTTCAATTTTATGAACAAAAATACACACAATCAGTTCAAGGTTTCTTAGCTGAGCAAGTGGGTAGAAGAAGAAGAGACGAGTATCAAGATGGAGTTCCAAGATTAAGTAAACAATAGGAGAAAAATTATGGCAATAACACAAGCTTTAGCAGATTCTTTTAAGAAAAGTCTTATTGATGGAGATATGGATTTTAGATCAGCAGGTGGAGATACTTTTAAATTAGCTCTATACACATCTGATGCAACTTTAAATGGAACAACTGCTGCTTACACAACAACTGAAGAAATTCCAGCTAGTGGACAATACTCCGCAGGTGGAGGGACTTTAATTAATAGTGGAACATCTGTTGCTACAAGCACTGCGATTGTAGACTTTCAAGATTTATCATTTACCGGAGTAACTATTTCAGCAAGAGGTGCATTAATCTATAATTCATCTTCAGCAGTTACATCAAACGCTGCGGTTGCAGTTTTAGATTTTGGTTCGGATAAATCAGTGACATCTGGTACATTTACAATTCAGTTTCCTGCTTTTACAACAGCCGCTGCAATTATTAGAATAGCTTAAGGAGAAACCTGATGGCAGATTTTGTCGTAGGTGCCAGTCTTAAAGCGCGTAGGGATGGTTCCATTTATAATAGTGGATCGTTAGTTACTTCACCTATTCCATTTTCAGGATTAAGATCAATCAATTGTGGAGCACAAAATCAAAATAATGGAATGTTTCTTCCAATTTCAGGTTTTGAATATTCTTTCTATAATGATTTCACTATTGAAATGTTTTTACGAGGAGATGGAACTACTAAAGATGGTGGTTTTTTCACTCAGTTTGGTTTCAAAAGTGGTAGTCCCAGTAATCTTATATTCATGATTGATGGGGATGAACTTCAATTAAATAACTATTTATTTCCAGGGACGGGTTATCGTAAAAAAATAGGAGCAGATATTGGAACAAGAACAACAACGGATTGGTACCATTTTGCTTGTGTAAGAAAAAATGGAAAAATTTCTTTATTTTGGAATGGTAATAGAGTCGCTCACGATGTTGATTCAGCAGGAAACGGGACTGCTGATTATATAGATATAGAAAGCGGTGATGCATATTTGTTTGGACCTATGGGTGGAAATTTTCCTTCTGGAAGTCCAGCAAAATTTCAAACTATGCAGATAGGAAACGGTGGTAATAAACCTTCTGATCAATCAACAAATTTTACTTGGGGTGGCTATATAGCTAATTATAGAACTTCTTACATTGCTCAATATGATCCTAGTAGTTCTACTTACACTGTTCCAAGTGCTCCTTTTTCAAATTTTAGTGGAACCACAACTTATTACAAAGATGCAACTAACAATGATTTTTATAATGAATCTGATAATTTACCTACAACTTTTAATGACCTTGTTTTAGAAAATACAGCTTTAGGTAGTGTTACAACAGTAGAAGAAAATAATAAATTCCTTTCAGTTGAAGTGAATACAAATTTCGCAGGTATTGCTTTAGGAAATATTACAACATTAGAAGAAGAAATAATTAATTTAACTGGTATTAGTTTAACCTCATCAGTAGGTAGTGTAGGAGCGGGTTTAGGTATTTTGGTTCCCGTAACACAACCTACTACTGCAAATGTTAGTTTAGGAGACGTAAAAATACCTATAATGTGGTCAAAAGTTCAAACAGGAACTACTACAAATTGGACAGAAGTAGACACAGGGTAATTGACAAAATAACACATAAAGGATAAAGTAAAGTATGGCATCAACATATTCATCAGATCTTAAACTAGAACTAATGGCTACCGGTGAAAACGCTGGTACATGGGGAACTAAGACAAATACAAATT